CCTCTTTCCAACAAAAAAAGACCGGTTCCCCGATCTTTTCCAATACATAACGAGCCAGAAGCTCTTTAATCCATATTTTTTAATTCTTCATATTTTGCCAAGGCTTCTTGTGCAAGACGATCTTCCTCTATTTCATCCGGCGTCTTTTCTCCGGAAAACCCACAAATATTTTTCATGTGGGCAATTTCGTATGCCTGTCTTTTCACAATCTTTGACAAACGGTATATGATTTCTTCCTGTTTCTCAACCATGCCCATATATGTGTCAAGAACTTCAAGAAATCCTTGATCAGTGCCATGCATTTGGTTTTCCTCCAATTTTGATTATATAGTGTGGTTTTTCTTCCCCAAAGAACCAATACCGTAAATAATCATCCAGAACTATAGCCGGAGCTGATATTAAAAACCAAAGAACAGTAAACGGAAGACATATCTGTCCCAGGATATTAAATGGGAGATTACTGTAATCCCAGATTGCAAGTCCATAATGGATATTCAAAATCAGACCGCTTACAAATTCTACTGCCGTAATAATCAGGCTGCAAATCAACATTTGAAACCATATCGTAGATTTCCATGTGAATATCTCATTTAGAAGCCCGCAAAGGACAAAACATATCCCTCCAACAACAGCCATAGTCCAATGGCTTCTGCCGCGGCATACAAGCTCAATGATTACGTAGATGGCTCCACCAATCAAAAAAAGGAAGAGGTATTTAAAAAACACTTTTAAACCCTTCTTCATCTTACTCCTCCATTGTTTTCTTGTAGTCTTTGTATACCTCCGAGCAATATTCATCTGGAATATCGGCGCCATATTGAACGGCATCCATATCCGAAGCTTTCTCGCAGGATTCAAGCCATGTAAACGCACTGTTGCAATACGTTGTATGATACGATACCCATGCCATAGCCTTCGCGATGATCTTCTGCATATCTTCTGCTGAATAATATTTGCAAGGAGTTTGGTCTTGATGGTATTCAAGCTGTTCGGCGCCTGAAGCCAACTGCGCCTGCTTACCGAACAAATTGATCTGATCATTCTGTGTAAGACTGAAATGTTCAGTTCCTACAGACAATTCTACATCAACACCTGAAACTATCGTCTGTTCACAGGCTGCCGAAAGGGCGGCGCGAATCTTTGTACGGTAATTTTCTTTTGACAGGAAGTCTGAAATTTCCCCTTCCTGCATACTTTCCAGATTCTCAAACCAGAAATCAATATCCGTTTCAATTTCTTCCTTAGATGCAACATCTGCAGAGGATAATTTAAAATAAATTTCATCCGCTTCAAATCCAGCAGGGCCTTCTTCTGTATCTGGCAATTTCTGCTCATTCTTACGGATCCAAACATCCACTGATCCGTCCGGCAGCTCTACATATGTAATTCTGCCCTGCGTTGTAGGACTATTCGTTTTATGCATATATCTTCCTCACTTTCTTATAATATTTTTCAGTTTCGTAAGGTTTCCCTTTTTCATATCTACTGACTATGCGCTTTGCAATGTTTAGTATCTCCTTCCAGTGCTCTTTCTCCTGGAATATGTGAGAATCACTATTTTTGATCCATCCATTGTACGCAAGAAGAGACATCGCTTTATGCTTTGTCACCATTGCTTTTGATCGGATAAGCTTTATAAATAAGTAAAACTTTCGTCTCGCCCTCAAAAAGATAGTGTCTCTCACTGTAACAATGACTTTTTTAAGCCGTTTCTTTACCTTTCCATACTCTCTGTAAAATGCCTCGCATCCACGAAAAACAAACCCCATAAAATCAAGGTTTCTACCTTTTGATTTTCCAGACGAATTATTATAACTCACAAGGAATTTCTCCCATGTTGACTTAACTTCAAGACCGAGAAAATTCTTTGTGAACTCAATAATGAGCCTCATCGCCTGGTGCAAGTGCTTTTTGTTACCTCCAAACACAACAATGTCATCCGCATAAATCATGGCATGCGATACAAGGCGAGTGCGTTTCTCTTTTCCGCGGCGTACAGTTGTTATTGCAAGCTGCTCATAAATGTAATGGTACAGATACGACATATAATAATTGTTCAGATCTTTTGACAGCGGAGATCCTATCAAGATGCCTTTTCCGCAAAGTTCGGGGCGGCCAAGCTGCAGGTTTGCGCAGTCATATAAATATATGATCGAATCAAGCAAGTATAATAATTCTTCTGACTTCCTTAGATCCCTGTGGAGAAGTTCCTTCAGTCGGTTGTGCGGTATGCTTGGATAGCATTTTTTGACATCCGCTTTCGCACAGAACTTTGTTCCATCGGGATCGCCAGAGATCCATTTTTTTATATACTTTTTCCCGTAAGATTGCCCCTTTCCAGGTATTGATGAAACTTGAAATTCTCCTATTTTTGCATCAAACATTTCCTGACAGGCTTCTCTCGCTATCACTTCGTAAAGTTGAAATATCAGCTTTTCAAGTCCGAGTTCCCGATGTTTTCCGCTGATCCCATCCACAATTTCCCTATATGTAACAATAGCTTCATTCGGTGTCACGGAGATTACGTGTTCAACAACGGTCCTGCTTTTTAAATTTTCGGAAATACTTTTAGCAATTTTATCAATGGTATCAGATACATATTCCGGAAATGTGTCAATATTCTTTCTTGATTTTGTGTTACTGATCCCATTGTAATATGCAAATAATTTAGCAACATTACTTTTATCCAAGCGTTCGTGCAGGAAAGGTGTTATGCAATTCTTGACAAAATCGATGTTCGATATGTCCTTTCTCTTACAATAAGTTTTCAAAAAATCCAGACCTCTTTCTTTCTGTATTCAAAGGCTTTCGGTTTTACTACTAACCCCCTCATGCGCCCACTTCCGTCGCATGGCCAGCTCCAGTTTTAACCGGAGCTGATGCTGGTTCAAGAAATTTCGGGCATTCCGCCCAAGCCGAAAATC